CCGACCGCTACTCAAAACAATTCAAACATAACTTACGAAAATTCAGATCCGTTAAACTTTATTAGAAGTTTAGCCGGTTTGGTAAAATAATTTAAAAATACGTTTGACTTCATAAATAACATTGTTATATACTAGCAGGGTGCTAGTAAATATCTAGGCATGTAGTACTTAAGACCATCTTTTAAAGGAAAATTATCATGGCAACATTAGCAGAAATTCGCGCAAAGTTACAAGCAACAGAAGGTAACAGAGGCGGTAACAAACAATCAGGTGGCGACAACGCTATCTATCCACATTGGAACATCGCAGAGGGCTCAACGGCTCGCGTTCGCTTCCTACCAGACGGTAATACAAAAAATAGTTTCTTTTGGGCAGAACGTGCAATGATTCGTTTACCATTTGCTGGCATTAAAGGTCAAGCAGATAGTAAGCCTGTTGTAATTCAAGTTCCATGCATGGAAATGTACGGCGCAGCATGTCCAATTCTTGCTGAGGTTCGTCCTTGGTTTAAAGATCCTTCCCTAGAGGAAATGGGTCGTAAGTATTGGAAGAAGAAGAGTTATGTATTCAACGGCTTTGTACGTGAAAACGCATTGTCAGACGACAAGACTCCAGCAAACCCAATCCGTCGCTTTACTATTAGTCCACAAATCTTTAATATCATTAAAGCGGCTCTAATGGATCCAGAAATGGAAGAATTGCCAACAGACTTGCAACGTGGTTTGGATTTCCAAATCATCAAAACAAGTAAAGGTGGCTATGCAGACTACTCAACAAGTAAGTGGGCTCGCAAGGAATCTGCATTAACAGCAGAGGAACAAGCGGCAATTGATGAGCATGGTTTGTTTAACTTGTCAGACTTCTTGCCAAAACAACCAACTGAAGCAGACCTTAAAGTAATTAAGGAAATGTTTGAAGCATCAGTTGATGGCCAGCCATATGATGGTGACAAATGGGGTGCTTACTACAAGCCGTATGGTTTAGAAACACCTAATGCGGCTCCTAAAGCAGAATCTGCAGATGCGTCAGCTACACCAGCAAGTGCACCTGCTCCTGTAACAGCTAGTCCGTTTGTTGGTGATGAAGAAGATGAAGTACCAGCTCCTACTGCTCCAGTAGAAGCGGCTAAACCTGCTGCTAGTGTTAAAGCAGAAGATATTTTAGCACAAATCCGTAATCGTCAAAAAACGCAATAAGCTCTTGTGGGTAGGGGTCAATAAGATCTCTACCCTTTTTCAATTTAAAGGATTTCCATTATGGCAACTAAACCATTCGACGTATCAAAGTTTCGCAAAAGCATTACAAAAAGCATTGACGGTATTAGCGTTGGCTTTAATGATCCAAGTGATTGGATCTCAACAAACAATTTCGCATTAAACTATCTTATTTCCGGTGACTTTAACAAGGGTGTTCCCTTAGGCAAGGTCACTGTATTTGCCGGGGAATCTGGCGCAGGTAAATCATTTATCTGTTCGGGTAACTTGGTAGCCAATGCACAAAAGGATGGCATCTATGTTATCTTGATCGACTCAGAAAACGCACTTGACGAAAAGTGGTTACATGCACTTAATGTTGACACCAGCGAAGATAAGTTACTTAAACTTAACATGGCCATGATCGATGACGTGGCTAAGATGGTTAGCGAGTTTGTTAAAGAATACAAAGCAATGCCAGAAGATCAACGTCCTAAAGTATTATTTGTAGTTGATTCTTTAGGCATGTTACTTACACCTACAGACGTTAATCAATTTGAAGCAGGCGATATGAAAGGTGACATGGGTCGTAAACCTAAGGCACTTGCATCGTTAGTTCGCAACTGTGTAAACATGTTTGGTAATTTAAACTTAGGTCTAGTTTGTACAGCACATACCTACGCAAGTCAGGATATGTTTGATCCTGATGACAAGATCAGCGGCGGCCAGGGTTTTATCTATGCTAGTTCTATCGTTGTGGCTATGCGTAAGCTCAAGTTAAAAGAAGACGAAGATGGTAACAAGGTGTCAGAAGTAAATGGCATCCGCGCCGCTTGTAAGATTATGAAAACACGCTACGCCAAACCGTTTGAATCGGTACAAGTTAAGATTCCTTACGAAACTGGAATGAATCCTTACTCAGGCCTGTTTGACATGTTTGAAGGCAAGGAATTGCTAAAGAAAGAAGGCAATAGCTCGGTATATACATTGTCAGATGGCACAGTTATTAAGAAGTTCCGCAAAGCATGGGAACGCAACGATGACAACTGTCTTGATAAAGTAATGGCTGACTATACAGCTAACCCACACCAGAAAGTTATTCCGGTAGTAGAAGTAGTTAACGAAGAAACTGGCGAAATTACAGCAGAGGAAACAGCAGAATGAGCATGGACGTAGAGGTATTAATCGAAGCGTATACTATTTTAAAACAGTATATTCCTGCAAAAGATCGACAAGAGGCTGTTGATAACCTAATGAGTGTTATGGTTGACATGCTCAGTGATGAGGAGTTGGCTAACTTTGGTGGCACTGATGGTACTACCAAAAAGGCACTTAAAGAATACTCGACAGACGACGATCTTAATGAGGACGACGGCGAAGACTGGTAATGACCGACCGTAGTTATTATTGTTCGATGAAGTTCAAGTATTTAAAAATAGATCTTGAATCAAAAACAACATATACATGTCATGCGGCAACTCCGCATGACGTGGACTTTGTATGGTTAAACAAAAATCCTGGCGAATTATTTAACAACGATATTAATGTATTAGAACGTGGAATGATGTTACGCAACGAACGTAATGATAGTTGCGAGCAAAACTGTTGGTCTGCAGAAGATCGTGGCGCTGTTAGCCCAAGACTCTATCAAGACGGCACAGAACAAACACATACAACAATTCAAACAACCCCAGAGATCATTGATTTAACAATTGGCGGAGATTGCAATTTAACTTGTTCGTATTGTTGCAAAGAGTTTAGTAGTGCATGGCGCCGCGACATAATAAGTAATGGTGATTATCCGTTAAACGATTTACGCTATAGTGCTAACATCAAAGACCGTGCATTGCTAAAAATTAGTCAACGTGAATTAAAGAATACTAAACAGTACCAAACACTATTAAATGAAATACAATTAGCTTCGCCTACACTAAAGACATTGACTGTAACTGGCGGCGAGCCATTACTTGACAATAGTTTAGTGGAAATATTAACAAACTTACCATTGCCTGGTTCTTCGGTTATAGAAATATACACAGGATTAGGGGTCGATTATAAAAGATTTACCAAGATTGTAGAAAATCTTAAACAGCTTAATAATTTGTTAATAATAGTTAGTGCTGAATCAATCGGTGAATTTTTAGAGTTTAATCGTTACGGTAGTGGTTGGGAAGATTTCAAAAAGAAAATAGACCTGTTAAAAGAGCAAAAGATCAATTTTAGATTCCATTGCACATTAACAAATTTAACGCTGTTTGGATTTCGTCAGTTCTTTGACTATTTTAACAAAGAGCGTATAATAGTAACTTACGCATACCAGCCTGAGATGATGGCGCCGTATGTACTAGATTCAATAAGTAAACAAAGTATACAAAAAGATATTGAAACATTACCTGCACATATCAAGGATCCAATTTTGAAGTCAATGGCAACAGATCCAACAGAGCAAGAGCGTATAGCTATTAGCACATTCCTTAAGGAGTTTGTTGCCCGTCGTGCAGATATTTCAATGGGTATATTCCCACAATCATTTTTAAATTGGCTGGAACTATAAATGTGGTATAATAAAGTCGTAGCAAGCCTAGGTGCAATTCCGGATTTTATTGATTACTATGATCATGAACTAATTGCCGCCAAATCGCATATCAAGATCAACGGCAAAGTTGAAAAAGAATTAAGCAATCTGCCGGGCGAGACTGAACATCGCTTTAATCAACTACAAGAGATTGAAGCAGTCTTAGAACATCTTAATATACAGTTACGCAAGATTAGACAAAAGCATTATAAGAAGTACCTAGAAGCATACGCCAGAGCATTAACTAGCAGAGATGCAGAAAAGTACGCAGAAGCTGAAGATGAAGTTATTGATATGGAAACAATCATCAATGAAGTAGCACTATTGCGTAACAAGTGGCTAGGTGTTATGAAAGGCATTGAGTCAAAGAACTTTATGCTGGGACACGTAGTCCGTTTGCGTACAGCAGGAATGGAGGATATTACTATATCATGATAGATTGGAAAGAATATGCAGATCAACTATTAGCAGAATTTGATCTTTGTTGCCGAGCTAAACCTAAACATGATGCAGTAAATATTCAATTGGATAAAGATTCTTGCTCTAAATTTGCATATCACTTGGCTACTCAACGTAGCTGGGGAACAGATACAGAAATTGCTGAATCATGCCATCAACTTGAACCTAGACTCAATAAATTAAAAGAAAAACTAGTAATGGAAATATTAACCAATGGCCCTGTTTAAAAACTCATATGATAGTCATGCCCATAGCTTAGGCATTTTAAATTTACTATGCGAATATGATAGTTTTTTAGATAACTTATCTGTAGTAGCTGACCTAGGGTGTGGCGGCGGGCTAGATGCAAAATGGTGGGCAGAGTTAACCACAAGAGATGATCCGCCAGAACCGCACAATTATCTTGTGTATGCAGTTGATCAAAATACAAATCAAATTGAGCCCGAAGTTCGTGGGATTCCAAACATTACTATAATCGAAGGCGACTTTTCAGAAAGAATTATTCCTAGACAAGTTGACCTAATGTGGGCACATGATTGCTTTCATGAGTCCAGGGATCCATTTAAAACTTTAGCTACATGGAAGTCAACTATGACGGTAAATGGTATGCTAGTGTTGAGTGTTCCTCAAACTACCTACTGGGATCATTCATACAGTAGACTAATCGTAAGTAACCATAGTCATCAGTATTACAGTTACAACATATTAAACTTGATGTACATGTTGGCAATTTCAGGGTTTGATTGTAGAGATGCATATTTTTATCGTAAACCTAATACACCGTGGCTATATGCCGCAGTATATGCCAGCGAGCATGGACCATTATCTGCTAATGCGTCGTGGCACGATCTAGCCGAGCGTAATTTAATTAACGACAGCATCATCAACAGCGTAAACAAATATGGTTATGCCCGTTTAGAAGATACTATAGTACATTGGTTAGACAAAGACAACTATTTAATCACAAACTAATATGAAAATTGTAATTGTAACTGGTGGATTTGATCCTATACATTCAGGGCATATTCGATATCTTAATGCTGCACGAGAACTAGGTGATTGGTTACTAGTTGGCATCAACTCTGATGCATGGCTAGAGCGTAAAAAGGGTCGTGCATTTATGCCTTTTGATGAACGTGAAGCAATACTGTATAACATAAAGTCGGTGGATGCTGTCCGTGGGTTTGATGATGCAGATGGCTCGGCGTGTGACCTACTTGAGTGGACAAAGAAAAACTTTCCCTACGCAGAAATCATATTTGCTAATGGCGGTGATCGTACTCAAGAGAATATTCCCGAAATGCGAGTAGATGGTATTACCTTTGCATTTGCAGTAGGTGGTGAAGATAAGGCCAACAGTAGTAGTTGGATCCTTGAGGAGTGGAAAGCACCCAAGACTGTACGCTCATGGGGATATTACCGTGTATTGCATGAAGTTGAAGGCACCAAAGTTAAAGAGCTTACAGTTGAACCAGGGCAAACGCTTAGTATGCAACGACATGCAGACCGTAGCGAGTACTGGATTGTAACAGAAGGCGAATGTCAGGTAGCCAACGGGACTGATACTACAATCGTACGCAAGCACCAAACGGTACAAATAGCAACCGGAAATTGGCACCAGCTAAGTAACCCCTTTACAGTACCCTGCAAACTAGTAGAAATACAGTATGGCGCACGTTGCGTAGAAGAAGATATAGAGCGTAAATAGTGTTAACAAAACTAATTTAAAACGCTTATTTAATCAGCCCAAAAATACAAACTATAGTATAATTACATTACGGTACAGAATTAGCTGTACTTAAACTATAGCAAAGGTAATAAATACATTATGCGTAATTTAATCAATCTACTAGAAGATTCAGTAAGCCAGTTAAAGGCTGACATCATTAAACAAGTTAAAAAAACCGACGATGAAGAATTGTTGGACCGTATCTTTACGGTACTCAATAAGAGTGGGCTGTCGGACCGTATTAGCGGAACACTAGAACGGGAAACTGATACAGCAGGTTATGTGGCAGATTTAACACAGATCATTATCGATGCTCCGGGCACATATCAAGAAAAGCATGATTTTATTAACGGATTTCCAACAGGATATGTTGATGTTAAATTAATGTTATCTGGAGAACGTGTTAAATATTCAGATTTATTAACCGGCGGTACTTTTGTAACTCGTGTATTTGATAAATTAAAAAGAGTAACCTTTGGAACTGCTAAAGGACCAGGAGAATTTGGTCTTGCTGTTATGAGTCCGTATATTAGAATTACCGGTAAAGGCGATTTAAATATCGGTGACGATATTATTGAAGTTAAAGCAAGTGCTGGTAAAGAAGTATCAAGTGGCGGTGGCCGATTAGGAACGCCTGGTTTGTTACATTCAGACAATGTGGAAAGTATTATTGCCAAGCATCTAAACATCAATATGTCTCGTGCGATACCCGATGGCAATTTAAGTTTGAAAGGTTTAATTACATTAACTTCTAATGCTAAACCTGAAACTAGATCTAAATTAGGTAAAGAGTTGTTTGGGTACATCTTTAAAAATCAAATTTCAGTTAATAAATTAGTGTCGGCCTTTGCATCTGGCGATCTAGAAACTTTTAAACAAGAGTATATTAAAGCCAACTATGCTTTGTATCAAAAAGATTCAGGATTTACTGGAGTTATGTTAATGAACTTTGCACTAGGCGAATTGCAGTACTACCGAAATCCCGACGACATGATTCAACAAATTTACGATCCGGGTGTTTACTTGATTAGTAAAGATAAAGCTGCACAGGCTCGCCAAATTATCAGCCAAGTAACTTTGCGTCCTTTCAAAGAGCCACCTGTAGTAATTCCAGACCTACCACAAAAGGTAGCTGGAAAACGTGGACCGAACCAGGCCGCTATCACTCAACTATTCACAAACTATGCTACAGCCTGGGCACGAAAGAATGGTATTGCAGTCGATCAAGCGGGTATTGATGGTATTACTCACATTGTAATGCAAGGTAAGATGAATGGTCTGCAAAACAAAAGCATCGAAGCTCAATTGAAGAAAATGATCCCTGCTTTGCGTACACCGCCGGTAACACAAGCTACCCCACCTGTACGTGAACGCAGACCCGGCAGTCCTGAACGTCAACGCCGTACTTGACCTTTAACGATCAATAGTATATAATTGTTACTTAGTTGGGCCTTTAGCTTAATGGTAAAGCAATCGACTCATAATCGATGGAGTGAAAGTTCAATTCTTTCAAGGCCCACCAAAGATAAATAGAAACACGGGGATATGGCGTAATTGGTAGCCGCACTGGTTTTAGGTACCAGCGTCGCAAGACGTGTCAGTTCGAGTCTGACTATCCCCACCACACCACACCACACAATTCAATGATAACAGATATCACTTCAATACAGGGATTTTTCTACGGACTACCAGCCGAGTATGCGCTAGTAGATGCGCTATCCTATCGGATATGGATGGTAGATACTATACCCAACAACTTAATCAAAATTAAAGATGCTTTTGTATCAAAACGTAATTTTGTTGTAGTTGAATTATCCGATGACAAAAGTGTAGATAACAAAGTTGATAATAGCGTGATACTAAATTGGAAATTTATAAAACAATATGGTGTTGATTATTTTCTTGGTAAAGATTCGCTAGATGGGTTTCCTAATATTGTCAACGACGACGCATGGGCAGTAATAGACAATGTGACTTTCACTGACTTAGACCTTGATCTATATAAACAATTATTCTTATACCGTGATATTGTAGTGCGCTATGAAAATCCAGAGTCCAACCAATGTTTTTTTGATGACATAAATGATTATATTTCGCGTGGGTTAACAATAACCGACATGCACAATAATCTATTTGATTTAGCTAGTTATCTATATGCCCAACAATCTCCTGGCGAAGCAAGACACCTATTTGCAATTCTACCCCCGCACATGAAATATGACTAAATTGATATATCTTCGTGCGGATGAATTATATAAGCACGACCCTGAAATAATACACAATACAAAGGTGGGAAATTGGGTAGCCCCGCATATGGCAATTAGTTATGCTGGCGCATTTACACGTTCAAGATCTTGTGATGCAATACCTAATTTTGATTTTTTAGCGCCAGCTATATCTAAGATGCCAGGTGCCAGTGATCTTGGTAGTCTAGACTCTTTTGAACATGTATTTGATGAATTGATAGTCCGGTATTGCAACGAGTTTGCACAGCATAATAAAACAATTTATATATCTTGGTCTGGGGGCATTGATAGCACAACAATAATGACAGGTTTTTTACGAAATGCGCCCAAAGAAATACTCGAACGCATAATAATATTATGCAATGACGACTCTATTAAAGAAAATCCATATTTTTATCATACATTTCTTAAAGATAAGTTTAAACAGCAAATAATTAACACGTTTTTATTAGATGCCACTACAGTAAATACCTCTATAGTAATTGATGGAGAAGCTGGCAATCAATGCATGGGAAACAATATTATTGCTAAACTAGTCTTTGCAAATCAATCGGACATATTATTAACCCCATGGCGCAATGTACCAAATTTAAATCAATTACTAGCAATAGAAAACCGTTGGATTTCAAAGTGTCCTCAGCGATGGCCCAACATTGATACAGTGGTAAGTAATTGGGTGAATCGCCTGCTTGAAACTGTTCCTTACAGCCCTGTGGAAATTAATACCATATATGATTTGTTTTGGTGGGCAAACTTTGACATGAAATTTAATGAAGTGTTGTTAAGGAAGATTCCCGGCTATTCGTATAATTTAACAAATACAGATACTAAAACACTATGGGACGATGTTTTATTAAGACCGTTTGCTAGTAAAGAATTGCAATGCTGGAGCATGTTGAGCAAGGATCTACGTGCAGAAATGACCACAGTAGATTTAAAGTATTTTGCTAAAAAGTATATATTGGATTTTGACAACAATTATCATTATTTTGAGTATAAAACTGAAACTGGGTCGTTTGGCATTTCACATTTATCAAATTCGTCATTAGTTTTTGCAATAGACACAGATTGGAATAAATATACTTTGAAACGCCGGGAAGACAGACAATTCC